AACTGGACGATGAACGTCAACCCTAACAAATGGAAACCGGAAAATGAGTAACGGGCTTATAAGCCGCCGTCGGCGTTCTCAGTTCCACACTTGGGACGAAATTTGGCGCGTCTTTTACATGTTCCCTCCCGCCATGTGGTGGCAGGCATTATTCCCTCGAAAAGAAAGGTAGATTTATGGAAGCAGAAAAAACGCCCTGCGGTTTCACCGGTCGAGAAGTGTCCGACCGGTACGGCAAAAAATTCCCGACTTGCGAAAAGTGCGGACTCTCGAAAAAAATGTATGATTATCTTAGGCACCTAAGATCAGGTAAAACGTAATGAAATCAGTGACTTAGGGTGCGACACTATGTCGCATGTACATATGGGATAAGATGCTTTATTATAATACATAATAAAGAGGCACAAAAGCGCCCGGCTCTTTCTCATTGTAAATAAGAAACCAACCTGTTGAGTGACCCGTGGACCATTAACCATGGAGTAACTCAATGACAGACCACACACTTAAAAACGGACGTACCTTCTTTGCCATTACAGGCGGGAGCTACGGAGGCTGGGCCAAGGCCCGCGACCCGATCACCGCTATCAAAGACGCGGCGTCAAACAGCGGGGGCCAAGCCACCAAGAACGGCGTCGCCGTCATGGTAATGTACGGCCCGAGCGAAACGCTAAACTGCGGCCCGCTGGGCGGCTTCACCTACCAAGCCACGCCGGAAGAGAGGCCAACCCCGATAGGGTTGTTCTTCTGTAAAGGCCGAACCATCAAGCCGATGAAAAAAGGCGACATGGGTCCAGACCATCCAGACCACGAAGAATGGATGGACCAGACAGCTAGCGACATTGAAGAGGATGTCGCGTACTGGATAGAAAAGAACGAGAACGCAGCTTAACCACTAATCAGTAACCACTAATCACGGCCCACGGGCCTCTTAACAGGTTGGAGTTAAAACGATGCCGAAGCTAGCTAGCTAGAGACCACCAATCACGGCCCACGGTTCTTCTCAGAGATCAGTTTTAGTTCTCCCTATATATATAGGGCTGAAATTATTTTTTTCTGAAAAAAAAATTTTTAGCGTGGAACACGTGGAACAACGGAACAGAAAAGAGTAACCCGCTGTAATTGAATAACAAAGTCTGTTCCATGTGTACCCGATTCTGTTCCATGTGTTCCATGGAATATTCCACGTGACCCGCGCGAGCAGTTTGTTTTCGAAAAAAATCTGATTTTGGCCCTATATATATAGGCGGTTTTGTGGCAAGACTAGTGCGGATTAACTATTGAAAGATACCCGCCATGCCGCGCAAGACTGTCCGCAAATCTGACGACCCGGATTGGGTTGAAACGAGGGGCCGGAAAAAGGTCAGCACCAAGACCACCCTGACCCGCAAGCAGGAACTGTTTGTCAAAGAACTGGTCAGTAAGGATGGTCAGATAACGCTCCGGGAGGCCGCCATAAACGCGGGCTACCCTGCCAGCAGTGCCCATAGCCGGGCGTACGAACTTACCAACCCTGACCGCTCTCCGCACGTTGTAGCCGCCATCCGAGCGTACCGGGACGAGCTAGACGTTAAGTTCGGCGTCACCTATCAACGGCACCTGCGCGACCTGCAAACGATCCGAGACATGGCACTTCAAAATGGCGCGTACAGCGCGGCGGTCCAAGCCGAGTATCGGCGGGGTCAAGCGCAGGGCGACATCTACGTTAGCAAAAGCGAGATTCGTCATGGGTCGATAGACTCCATGTCCAAAGACGAAGTACTGAAAGCCTTAGAGGATATAAAACAAAGCTATGCCCCGATTACCATCGACATCACTCCCGAAGAGCCGGACAATTCCGCAAACCGCAGCAAAGCGCGAGAGCGGCTTGTGGAAGACGATGAAGGAGGGGATATCGAAGAGCAGCCGGAAGCTGACGATGACGAGGCTGGAGACGTGGGCGACGCCCGGGGTTCCTGACGTTGTAATTCAGGACGAGCTAGGGCTCTTTCATTTTGTCGAATTGAAGCACACTGGTGGCAGGGCCGTGGAGCTATCGCCGCATCAAGTTACGTGGCTGGACCTGCACAAGAACGGTAGCGCGTGGATACTGGTCCGCCAGTCGAAAGCGAAGCAGACCGATACCGTCCGGGTCTACCACGCGTCTAAGGCTATCGACGTTAGGATGGAAGGCACCGACTGCCCGCCAGACCTGTTTGTCGAAGCGCCCTATGACTGGGACGAAATTATGGGGTTGATATGTCCGATAAGGTCGCATATAAACGGCGAGTCTATAAACCTTACGGAGGAACTAAGACATGGAGTATGACGCCATTACCAGCTTTGCCGTTGATTACCTTATTATCGCGTGGACAGGATTCGTGATATTCGCGGGCATTGCTTTCGTTCAATCCTGCATCAATCGCAAAACCACGGAGAAATTTAGCGATGAAGATTAGAATTGAAATCAAGCAAGTTAACTTAGAGACGCACGTCGCTGAAATAGACTTGTCCGACCCGCACGATAAAGACCGGTTTGGAGCGGACTTTGATCTTTATGGAAACCTTGTGCCGGATGCTGAAAGCGACCCCGATTTCATTTGGGGTTTGCGCCAAGATCGTGACTTGGAATTTGTCGGGGTGGAAAACCAAAGCGAGTATGTTTGGGACTGTAAGGTTTTGCCCGAGACGGAGGCCGCGTGATGTTTCTCTTTAGCATTCTAGGCCGCCTGTTATACGGCCCCGATTGGAAAAAGTACGCGAACGCCAAACCGCCGCGTGCAATGCGACGACGAACGCGGCGGCGCGGTTATTAAAAAAGATTAAACCCGGTATTGACGCCGGGTTTTTTCTTGCGCTAAGGTATGGGAGTTAACCCATACCATGGAGAGAAACCAAATGTATAAGAGTGTTCGATTCAAACGATTAGAAAACCCGACCGGTCCGACCGCGTGGGAAATTGTCCGACTCGGAAAGCCGATGCCCCGCCAATACGACACGCTTGACGAGGCGCTGACATATGCGCGGCTTTGTTATGACCACCCGGGCGAACGGGACACCGTTTTTGTGCGGGAGGTGCTGACCGATGCTTAACACCGTTGAACGCTCCCGCTCTAAAAAAACCGCAGGGCTTGCTGTGACATACCGCGCCGCGCCCGGCGACATGTACGGCACTTGCCCGGATAGTTGCCCGCTTAAACCGGCGGCGACCTCGACGACCGAAATAGACAGAGAATATGAGGCCGCATTGCGGGCCGGTGTCCCGAAGCGGGGGCAGGCTTATTTGTACACGCATTTTCCGCCGCCGAAATGGTCTGAACAAAATACCGGCGCACCCGGTCAGGCTGTTTTTAATTATTCCGCGACCTCGACAAACGACGCGGCAGAACAAACCCGCCACGGGGTCGCGTCCGTTGCCGTTGTTCCGGCGAACTATTGGGACCGCCGCGCGTCTAATAAGGTAATGACAGACGGCAGAACGCGGGGCGTCCGTTGCCCGGCAGAATTGCGCGACGTTAGTTGTGCGAATTGCGGCAATGGCCGCCCTTTGTGCGCCCGGGCAGAACGTGATTATTTTGTGATCTTCACCGCGCATGGCGCGTCGAAAAGAAAGGCGGGCGACAACCGCGACCCGGGCGGCTGTTATGCGGGCGGCGGAAACGTCGCGCTACACTGGCGCGGTTTATCCAATAGGGCCGAACCCGCCGAGACCGACGCCGAACAGCACAAAAGATTCGCGCGTAGTTTACCGCCGGGCTCTATCCTGCGTGCCCATATCGCGGGCGACATGGGGCGCATCAAATAAAACCGCTTTACATACATGCGAGAACATGCGATAAAATGGGGCGGGGTAATCTCGCCCCGTTTTTTTTATCATGGAGAACTAGACCAATGTCCCACGAATTAGCAACACAAGCAGACGGCACAATCGCAATGGCATATCGGGCGGGCGACGCCGCCCCATGGCACGCCGCCGAGACCTCCCCGCAGATAGTAGAGGCGGGCGCATCAATCGACACATGGGCCGACGCCGCCGGTTTAAACTACACCGTCGAGTGCCGACCGAACCACCGCACCGACGGCACCGCAATTCCGGATTCGTTTTATATAGAGCGGACCGACAACAACCACGTGACCGGCCCTTACATCGCCGGGCAATGGCAACCGGTACAGAATCGCGCCATCCTTGAAGTCGCCGATGATATCCGCGCCAAACATGGGCACGACATTATAACGGCGGGAGCGTTGTTCGGCGGCGAATCCTCTTGGGTTCAACTAGAAACCGGCCATATGGAGGAAGTAGGCCCCGGCGATGCGATAGCCTCGCGCCCGCTTTTTGTTGTCCGGCACACTGGCCGCGACGCTAACACATTCGCCCGCGTGATGGAGCGCGTCGTTTGC